GTCATTTACAACTTTATTTGTAAATGAGTCTATTACTACTAGATCTGGTGCTGAGTTATAATTAACTCCTATAGAAGTAACTCCAACATTCGCAATTTTTGAAAGTGGTTCAACTTTAAATATTTGAGGTAATCTTGCGAAAGGTCTTAAAGTTTTGTCGATAGAATAGTTATATCCCATATCAACAATTTCTGAAGACTTTACAGAACCTATATCATCAGATTCTGGAACCAAAATAGCATTTGTACCCTCTTCACTAATGACTCCATTTATAAATGGGAAAGAAAAATATCCTTCTCCAGATGATAATCTCTCAAATCCTGCTATTGGACCCTTTTCTGTTTTTGATGAAGTGGTGTAACTAATACTAGAGTTTGTTTGATTATACGGTATAACTTCTAAACTATTTTCAACCTCGTAAGTAAAGCTAGTTAAACCCACTGTACCCATTCCAACTGCCGAAATTACCTTAGGGCCAGAAAAAGCACTATTTCTTATTTTTATAGAATTATTTGACTCTACTTCAGAGTCAACTTTTATTTCTTTCTTTATACTTAAGTTAGTGTTATTTTCAATTGGGTCTAAGCTATAAAATAGAGTGTCGGGTAAACTTGAGTTTAAGTTTACCTGAACCGTAGCACCATTTAAACCAACACTTCCATTTTTTGTTATTTGAGAATTGCCATTAGAATCGACAATAAACAATAAGTTTGATAAACTTGAATCTTGATATAAATTAAAATCAAAAGAAGGAATTCTACCCGAAGTTGGAGAATCTATAGAAAGAGATTTGTCACTAACATCAAATATAATAGTTCCATTTCTAACTATTTTTATTGGAGGATTTATTGGAGAAAGTGTTCCAGATTCCGCAGAATTTATTTTAACATATTCTGATATTAATTTTGTTGCTTGATATTTTGAATCACAGAGTCTGATTCTATTTTTATCATATACATTTACATAATATATTTGGTTGTCAACAAGACCTAAAGAGGGTGAAGATGAATTGTAAATTACCTTCTGCCCATTTGTATAATTGTGTAGAGGAATTCTTATAGTGTTTAAGTCAATATCTACGCTTAATGAATCAAAACTTACTTCACCGACAATAATTCTTCTGTAAAAGTCATTATATTTTACTTTATATGTTGTAGTAATTCCAGAAGAAATGTTTATATTTACAAGGTCATTTACTGAAAGATTATGAGTAGATGCTGTAGAAACGATGGCAGAATTTTTCTCAATATTTACCAATAAAGTTTCTTCATATACTGTCTTTAAGCTATGATAAGAACCTATTCCAGATGAGTTGAAATATAGTAAACCTACAGTAAAATCTGAGTTTGTATATTCCCCAAAAGTATTTAATCCAACTTTATCCGTAGAAATTCCAATAAAGTTATCGGAGAGTTTCGTGACATAGAATCTATCTCCATCATTTATTGTAAATATATTAACACCATCTGTAGAAACTCCTATTGGAGATCCATTTGAGGTATATTCAACTAAGTTTCCTGTTTGAAGTTTGTTGTTATTTAAATAAATTGATCTGGGATTAAATGTTAGAGTAGTTACTCCAGCTCCTGGATTTGCAAATACTACTTTAGTTCTTTCTGTTCCAAACCCAATAGACTCTGTAGGATCAAAATAATATTCACTATTAATTTTGTAGTTAAAGTTTTCGCTAGGGTAATCTAAAATAATTTTATTGCTGTTTTCAGTTAAAACTGTTGAAGCAAAGTGAGATGTTACTCCAGTAGAATCAAAACCTCTCAAAACTCTAATTCTTGAAGACTTTGGTTCTATATTAAGAACTTTGATTTTTTCATTGTCTAAAGTATAAACGTCATTTTCTTTAATGTTTGGATAAGTCAATCCACCATCAACTTCCAAATAATTTACTCCAGGTGCTGCTAAGGCATCATTTGTTAATATTAAAGTATTTTGTGGTATTTTTACTGCAAATTTTCCTTTTATAATCGGTTTTTCTAAAGACTCTACCTTTACAATTTGATTACTTTTCAAACTAATAGGAGAAGTTGAAAAACCTATAATTTTTGAACTTCCTCTATATGATGTAAATTCCAAATTGTCGAGAGATAAAACATCCAAGTCAATTTTTTGTATTGGTTTTCCTCTCAGTTGAGATACTTTAAATCTTGCTCCACTTCCGCTTGTTCCAGCATTATCAAAATCCACAAATTCGCCAACTCTATAGTTGTCTCCACCAGAAATGGGCAGTATTCTACTGATTCCAGATTCAAATGTCGATTTTATTTTTGAATTTCTTACCTTATAGTTCTTATTAGTATTTCCTACAAATTTATATTCAGAGAACTTACTGTCACTATTATATGGATAAGTATTTCTTATCAAAGAGGAATCCGAAAGATCAAAATCATCTTGGTTTGATCCTAAATTGAAGTTGAAATCTATTGGTTTGGAATTATAACTGTTTCCAACAACATATGGGAATTTTGGTTCTCTATCATTATTAAATAATCCTCTTCCATCTGATGTATTTAATCTTACATCAGTCTCGCCAATAGTAGTAAAATATGCATAAGTTCCTTTTGGAAATTCTGGTGTTATACAAAATCTTCCATTGTTCTCATCCAGATCTCCACCACCAGTATATGGATAATCTTCTATAAAAAATCCTTTTGGATAATTTAAACTACTCGGTCTTCCTGGAGTGTTGTCTACAGGTTCATCGTAACTCGATTTTACCTGTACAACTCTCTTAGAATCTAAAGATTCATATCCATAAGGTCCATATATTGGGTTTCCGTCATATGCCCATCCAAGAATTGGAGAATGGAACTTTGTATCACTCTTATCGTTAGTATAATCTGATCTATAAACAGTTTCATTATTTTCTGTTGATTTGGTAGAAACTCTTTTTCTTAACTCTCTTGGGGTATAAAGGTGAGTATATTGCAATCCATATTTTGGATTCAGACCTTTATAAATTACTCCGTCCTTGGAACCAATTTTATTGCTTCTAAGAAGTCTTTCATAGTTATTAATATTCCACTTCTTGATCTCTGCCTTTAACTGACATCCAGTTCCAACAGATTCCAATCTTATAGTCGTTTTATCTTTAACATATGAATATCCACCATATATTACATTGACCGACTTAAGTTTGCCATCCTCAATAATAGGAGTTAAAACTGCACCTATTCCAGTGCCACTAATTACAATGTCTGGTGGTTCAGTATATCCAGATCCACTATTTACTACAAGAACTTCTCTAATAGAACCATCAGATATTACAGGAATAACCTCAGCACCGCTTCCACTATCGAGAGTAAATTGTGGTTGGCGATTATAGTTTATAATCTCCGAAGATCCATATCCAACTCCACCATTTTCAACATAAACCGAAGAAACTGATCCTCTAAAAACTGGTCTTAATATAGAGTTAAATGTCTTTTGATTTGCTGTAGATACTCCAACATAACCACTAACGGAAACATTTATTGGTTCATAGTTAAATACGTGTTTTCCAGATCCTTGGTCCGAAAAATTGACATACTGTTGGGTTTTATAATAAAAGTCTTTTGCGATAGTTCCTATACCAATTTGAGACAATTTGAATGTAGTGTCACTAGTTCTAGTTACATAGTAACTTCCAGTTCCAACACCAGATATTGTTGTTCCCTCAGAGTCATATGTAATAATTTCTCCACTTTGATATGGATGATAGTATACTTCTATTTGATTGAATGCCGTATTAACTCCAGTAGGATTTATTGTGATTTTATTATTTTTATATCCTGATCCACTGGATATAACACTAATAGAACCAATAGTAAACTTTTTATTTTTTGAAGTTATTGTATGATTTCCTTGACCATAAGATGTGATATCAATTGCATTTGTATCATCTATAGCATTGTCAAGTGACCTAAAAAGTTTAACTGTGAAGTCGTCAACTACCTTTACAAAATAACTCGATTTATCTACAAGTCCACCAATAGTTGTTTGATTGTTTGTGGAATATGTTATTATTTCTCCATTATTTAATCTGTGGAATGTACTAAAACCAATTTGATTTGCTACTAAGTTTATTCTGGTGTTATTTGATGTAGAATCAAAGTCTAAAGAGTTGTCTACTGGTATTAAATTTGCTTTTGCTTTTGCTCCAGTTCCAGAACCTCCAGAAATGTTTACTATAGGATCTTCAATATAATCATATCCAGGATCTATAATATCAATTCTACTTAACGATCCTTCTACACCACAATATCCAAAAGCAGAGTTTCCTATATTTGAAGAAATAATCAAATTTGGTGGGTTATTTACGCTATAGTTTTCTCCAGGTCCAACAACTTTAACTGATTCTATTTCTCCATAATAAACTATATCATTTGACTTATAGTTTAATAATTCAACTCCATTTACAAAAATACCAGTACATCCACTTACAGTTTTTACTTTATTTTGAGATGGTTTTGGTCTTTCAATTTTTCTAATTAACTTTTGAGAACCAATTTGATCTGGTTTTAGATTTTTATTTGCAAATTTAAGTAAACTTATAAAATTATTTGTGTATCCCTTCCTACCAGAACTCTCTTCAGACGAACTTAATAACTTAACATATCCACTATTATTATTCAATATATTGCTCTTTTCAATATTTTCTTTACTTCTTGAAAGTTTAAACAGAGATTCACTAATATACTTTACATAATAAATTCCTTGTTGTATTATTAAAGTCTGTGTTGCATCTTCTGTATAAGTGTATAATACCGCGTCTCCAGTAATGAACCCATGTTTCGGAGCAAAAACTGTATAGTTGTCTATTACCTCACTAAATTCTGTTTTAAAATCATCAATTTCAATTACAGAATCTCCATAGTTTGGAAACGAATTAGAAGCGACATATAACTCATTTTTATCTACTTGTTTATAAGTGTTTACAACGTCTGAAGGGAATTGATCTCCATTATATTGTGATATTACTTTTCTAATTGAAAAAATCTTATCGATTGGTTCTCCAACCTTATTAATAGTAAATTGTCTATTAGGAATGTTTCCATCACTGACTAAAGCTTGAAACTTCCTAGTTTTTCTTCCCGTAAGATTTGAAAGATAATCTACTTCTACTATATCTTGGTTTTTTATGTTATTATTATCAAAGGTTGTAATGGTAAAGTAAAAACCGCCATTATTCTCAAAACTCTTAACTTCACAATCGACAGAAACATTGTATAACCAATTATTGGCAATAAAATCTGTATTGTCATTATAACCATAATAAGCAAGAGTTATTGGATCTCCTGGTAAAAACTTCTTACCTTTACCTACCAGATTACAATCTGATATAACTCCAGTAATTCTAAATCTTATTTCTTCATTATTTGGGGAAAACCCATAGGCATATACATTTAGAGATATATCGCTTCCGCTAGTTAACTCTTCTGTTATTCCTGTACAGTTGTTGAACTGGGTTAAAGTTTTTTCTGTATAAGAAATCAAAAATGAATTTGCTGCTCCCTTATAAATTAAAGTCCCACTATCAGGAAATCCCAAAGTAGAATCTACAAGTATTGAGTTACCAGAAATTGAAACATTCTCTACAATTTTTGTTTTGGGGTGAATTGAAAAATCGCCAAAAACTGTTCCAATAACATTAATATCTCTATTAAAATCATTATCTAATTTTAAAACAAAATATTCGGTCCCATCTCTAAAAATTGCCTCAACATCAGTAACAGTACCAAATGCTTTATTGATATATCCCTGCTCATCTTGGAATATTGTTTTATTATTAAGTTGTAAAATATTTCCAGAAATTCTTTCTACTACAAGGTCTCTAGTTTTTCTGTATTGGGCATCTGATGCTTGTATTAGATACTCTCTTGGCTTTATGACATCTACATTTGCGCCAAACAATACTTTAAATAATATCTTAAATGATTCGTCAGTTCCTTTTGAGGAATAGAAATCTTTAGAGTTCTTTAAAAATGTTGCTGAGTTTAAAGAACTAAAGAATTTTCTACCTTCAAACCCAGGAAGAAACTGCTTCTTTGTTTTTTTATAATATTGCTCTAAGAATAAAATACTTAAATTTAATACTAAAGTTGGTTTTTGTTCTGTACCTACAGTATGCTGACTTACTAAAGTATCTTCAAATACAAAATTTTCTTCTACTCCATTGCCATATGAAGTAATGGCACTAAAACCTCTTGAACAATTTTCGAAAGTTGTTTCAGTTTTATTTTGATATAGGATAACTTCATCATCAATTTTAATTAGACCATAAGTATCAGGAAATCCTAAAGTGGAAGTAACTGATATTGTAGTATCAAAAAATGTTACATTTTCAGTTAATACTGTAGATTGTATTTGATTTGAACTATTATCTACTTTTATATCTTTATCAATATTTTGTAGAATGTCATAAACTCCACTTTGATAGTCTAATGACCTATAATATTGCTTCAAAAACTCTTCTGCTAAAGGAAAGTTTTCCCTAACAAAAGATGGAAGTTGACTTGTTACGACTGAACTAATCTTTATTCTTGCGTTATCCATTTATTAATTTCTTACTAGGTCGCCATTAAAGTAGCTTGATGTGAAGATATAATTTGATCCAGAAGAATCAGAACCAGACTCTATATTATCTGGAAGCATTGCAACTTCAACTCTATTAGTATCTAGTTGCAAATAAATGTCTTGTAAACCAATAATATCATTTGATTTTGGTATTGCTGATATTTCAATAACTGGGGTTCCACCACTATTTACTGTAGTAGAAATTATCTTAATTGGGAAAGTACGAATCTCTCCTTTGACATAATCAATAGTTCCAATACCATCAGTCACTATGACTGGTTGTGATTTTGAATCGAGATAGAATAAGAATATAGAACCAGTTTTTAGGTCTGAATTTGGTCTATCTGATATGTAAACCGGTCTTTGAACTCCAGCAATATTAAATGAAGAAGACTTAATATTATAACCTTCATCGTCTTTAATATAAAACTGATTTCCAAAACAAATTTCATATTCTATAAGTTTGTTTTGTAGGACTTTTAAGTCCCTTCTCATTTGAACTTTAGTAATATTTGAAGTTATTGATTGATCGGAGTTGTCTATTATATTTTGATATTTGCTGTATTTAAATCTTGCTCCATACTTATTAATTTCTTCAGAGTTCGCAAACGAATTAATATTTGAAATGATTTGAGTTTTTACATCATTTGCTGAAGTGCTAAGATTTTGATTGTAGTAAACATTTGATGTTGTTTCAATATAAAGAACCTTCGCATCTAATATTTCGGGAATAATACCCGCTACGCTATATTTTTTAAGACCATTCTTAATATTATCTTTAACTGTGTTTGATAGGAAAATTCCAACTGAAGGTTTTATAGTTATAAAAACTTTTCCAAATTGTGGAGGATCTAAATCTTCTCCACCAAATACATTCACCGATTGCGTTTCTGGGTAAATGAGTGGTACTATAGATTCATAATCCGAAGAAGTAACTGCTCTGTTTTGTGCAGCATACAATCTTGGAGCAAAGTTTTTGATTGAAGCAACAGATTCTATTTCTTTACCACCTTTAGAGTTTTGATCTACGGTTATAAGAGAAATGCCGTTAAGAACTTTATTGGATCTACTGTCTAGTATTATTCCAGAGAAATTGAATGAATTGAATCCATTTCCAGATTTTCCATTAGATACAATGTATGAAGCATCTATAACGTTGCCACCTTCCAATTTCTTACCAATTACGCCATCTCCAAATATTAGTTCATATCTTTGATCCGCAACTTCCTGTATGAAATATACTTTAGATTGCGAGTTTACATCTAAAATACTTGAAGAGTTTATATATTTTAGAGATTTATTACTACTCTCAGTATCTCTAACTGAAACTTTTAATGTTGAAGTATCAATATTTGTGTTGTTTAATACGTATCTTTGATTTGGATTAAAACTATTTACAGTAAAAGTATTCTTTGTATAATTTCCTTCATAAACTTCAATAGAATCAAATATCGCAATTCCATTTACAACAGGAACTGTAATATCATCTAATATTGAAAATGCATAGTTTTGATTTCCAAAAGAAGCAGAAGTACAAACCAAACCTTTTTGTAGAGTAACTGATAATGGATTGTATGGAAGACCTGTTGTATCAACAAAAAAACTTATGTTCGCTCTTGCCGAAGTTCTTGACCTTGGAACATATCCAATATTTCTAGCAAGAGAAACGACATTCTCTCTTAAAGTAGCACTATCAATAAAAACTTCATTACTTACCATATTCGCATTATAAGATGCGATATATGTGTTATATGCTAAAGTATCAATAATAACTGATAGATTAGAACCTTCAAAGTCATAATCTGTAAAGTCTGAGTTTGACCTTAAAAAGTCTTTTATAGTAGTTTTAATCTGATCGAAATCTAGATTTGTAAAATTTACTAGTGACATTATCGTGTTGGTAGTAAGGCAAACGTTAATTGTTGAGGTAATGCATCAATTCCAATAATATCATATACGATAGTAACATCAAATTGATTTTCATCAAAATTTGGAACTACTTCAACACTTTTTAACTTAACTCTTGGTTCATAGTTTTCTATTGTATTTGTAATTTCTTCTTGAATACTTGAGGCGGAAATAGCATCCATATTCTCAAAAAGAGACCTGGATATTTTAGAACCAATATTTTGATTAAAAAATCTTTCTCCAGGATTTGTAAATACAAGGTTGCGAATAGAGCGAGATATAGCAGTTTCATTTCTTATAGCAATTAAGTCAAAGCTGACTGGATTAACCTGAAATGACAGGCTAATATCCTTAAAACTTCTACTAACTCGCTCTAAGGGCATTTAAAAAACAATAATTCTATCTTATTTATCACCCAAAAATTGGTTCTGTACCGTATTCCCAGTCATCATAGTCGTTGTCATTGCGTATTTTTGAATGAATTTCATTTTGAACACTAAAATCATGTTTTTTGGGTGTTATGTCATCATTATTGATCTCTCGAAGCATCTTTTTTTCGGGCACTTTGGTCCAATAGTCAGTAATAAGACCACTTGTACCCCACATTTCTCTCATGTAACTTGAATCTCGGTCTGGATTTGGGTGCATTGCCATCTGTTTTCTCCTTTTTGAGGTTGAACAGAACTTTTTACGGGGTTTCTATCCCGGAATCAATGTAAAATCCCTTTCTTAAGTAATCTTCATCCTCAACAAAGTGTAAATTATCGTATTCTACCTTATTATTTTCTTTCCAAACTGGTATCGCGACGGTATTGCCATATCTAAAGTCGGGATTTCTTCTAAAATGAACCTCTATAAGTTTATTTCCAATGAATTCGCAGTTGATCCACTCATAATTTCCAACCAACTCTTCTAATATTTGTGGAAATTCTACTTCCTTGTCTATTATATACCACTTTTTCCATTTATAGTAAGGATCATTAACATCTCTTTCACCTTTGACAACCAATTTTGCCTTTTTGTTCTGGTAATCAACACTTATATGCTCACCTTCAAAGATCTCACACCAAAATTCAGAAGGATGAAAGTGTTCAGTGTCATTATCAATCCACTCCTTACGCGAAAATCGCCCCATACCAAGTAAATTAATACTTGGTCGGACGATATAATACCCTGAATATGGAACAGGCACCCCTGTAGGTCCACAGAGATGCCCTAGAAGACGATTTAGAATGAGTTTATTATAAACCCATAAGTCTTTTGGATATATTGAATTCCATTCTGTAGAAGGTTCTAAATGGTACATCCAAAAGAAACTATTCTTTAACTATTTACCTTGCCCACGATACTTTTTCTTACGTCCATTACGAGATGTTGCTGAAAGTAAAGTGCGAGCAGAACGACCTTGGCGAGTCTTTTTAGGAGGCGCCGGAGTAAAAATAGTCTTATTAAGTGCCATAAGTTAAATCTCCAATCAAATTACACGAGTTTTTTCGTGTCCAACACGAATACGAGGATCGCACCAGATCTCAAAACCTTGCTCTTTTGCATCAAGACAGAATGAAACATCCTCTCCACACATATCCTGAACTGCACCAGACTCAAAGACTTGCATCTTAGGAGCAAACCAAGGATACTCAAGATTCTCAAATACCCCATTCTTAATCAGAACCCAACCAAATCCGGTGTAATCCACTGTAAAAGGCTTCTTACGCTTTGCCATGGTTTCTGTGGTCTCATGATTCATGACTCCGCCATTGTTACGGAAGTCATCCTCCTCCAACCAATGAGCAACTGATGTCGTGCGCCCATCTTCTGTGGCGTACCACCCAGCTGTGATCTCACGTTCTGTGCCGTCTTCAGAGATTGCGAGATCGCAGAGTTGCCAAAACTTCGCAGAGTTAAAAACAATATCACTATCAATCCACAACTGATAGTCATAATCTAACTTGCCATCCCAAGGCTTCTGATTCGGTCCCCTTAAAACATTCGCTCCAAGACACTTACAACGTGCAAAGTTCACCATCGATGAATAGTCTTGAGAAATCTGAATACTCATATTGTTCTGTACCATGTCAAAACATAGTTGTACAAAACTCTTCAGAAACTGAAAAGAACATCCACGACCAGGAAGACAAAATACAATACTCTTGCCCTTCAAACGCTCCTTGATCGCATCATAATCCCAATCTTCAGTCTTAGTCACCTCTGGTGGTTTCGCTTTTACAGTAAATCCTTTTGCCATCTTTTTAATAAAACCTCAATTTCATTTTAGTCCCAATATTTATATTTGTCAATAAGAACCCTCTTGAATTAGTTGAGGGTTTCTTGTAACTACCTCATACTGTAAATCGCTCCTACCAACCTCTGTGTATATCTCTACAAGCTTGTTGAGAGATTCCCATATAATCTCAAATTCTTCTTTTTTTAGTGAGTGATATATGCAACGATCTTTTGCATATATGTGATAAACATTTTCAATCATAAAAAATTTTTCAGAATTTTTTTCTCTGAGTCTCATTTTGAAACTGAATTATATATCACAATTACGCAAGCGCCTATTATTATAGACAGTGGAAATCGGAATATATTAAAGAATCTCCCCGGATATCGTATTAACCATCCCGCAAAGACTACCTTCCAGAAATTCCAATAAGGGTCACGGCGTCTTCTCATAATACTCTCGGCGGGGTTCTCATGGTTTTTACTTGGCGAAAAATTTTTTGATCCTTATAGTTCTCTCGCGTTTTGTCACCTCTGTAGGTTAGGGTAGTTTCGAATTCTTATACGGGCACGCCCGCCTATAAGAATAAACAATTAATCGCATATACTGCTGATACGAATAACGAATAAACTGCTTATTCGTGATATAAAGAATAACGAATAAAGAAGGGGTGCTATGTATAAGCACCCCACACAACTATCAGGCAGCAGCGATAGGCATAAGCACCTCAGATTTGATGCTGTTGTTCACAAACCGACCGACAGATTCGCCGCTTTCGATAACCCTGCTCAGTGCACTTACGAAGTTAGCAACATCGTTCAGCGTGTAATCATAGGAGCGTGCACCCTTAAAGGTCAGAGTAGCGGTGTTGTCGTTGATAGCAATGTTCTCGATAGCGGTGCTGTTGGAGATAGCGAAGTTCATGATGAAAAAAGTAAAGAATCAGTGTGGACGGTTTGGGTGTCTTTAGAGCGCATCCCATTCTCTATACTCACCCGAAGGCAACTTGCAGGGCAGAGCGATACGAACGAACCTCAGAGATTGCGTCTTTCACGAACGGAATCACGACGGTTTGAACATAAGGAACTGCGACATTACGCACCCAGGTATAAGAAACCTTAGCGTACTTTTTGACTGCGCGGAACGCAATCTTGCAACGGGTGGACATACGGTGCTCAACCCACTTCTCAGAGGCAAGAGTGTAGACAGCGGCGACAATCGCACAGACCATGACTACAGTATCCAT